GTTATATAATAGACTAACAAGGTCAAAATCCACACCTAAACATAATCTTTTCTTAGTTAAAAAAAAAAGAAAGTGCCCATCATCCGGGTATAGGGAAAGGAAGATACCTATAGGGAAGAATAGTATTAGTAAACTATCCAATAGAAAGAACACTCAGAAGGTGTTAGAGACTATCAAGGATAATGGTAGGTAGCGAAGCGAAAACAAAACTCCAATTTTTTTAGAATTATTAGAGATTAAGACAAGGATTATTAAGAACCATGTTAAGCGACGACCAAAGGGAGGAGCTTCAACCATTAAGAACCATGTTGTTTTGAGATGGCGCTTTTTAATAATTTTTGTCAAGTACCAAAACCCAAAAATATGATATTAATCACAAAAACAACATATTCTATTGACATTTTGATAAGTCAAGCACAATTACAACAATTAATATTTGACATTATTGATAACATCATCACAAAAACAACATAATCATTTAATTCTTGACATTTAGAGCGCCATCACAAAACAAAATCGTTTAGATAATTAATAATGTTGTTTTGTGATTATGTTCATTGTTTAATAACAAAAAAATGTTATACTGTAGTAAACAGTTTTGTTTTCTTAATATTATTAAAGATCATTACTTCTATTATAACAAAAGAACATTATTAATAATAGTATTAGATCACATTTAATAATAGAGATAACTCTGTCACGATTAGACAGGTGCGCATTTGTAGATGCGAATGATTATCATTCCAGTTGTATCAGTAAAACAACATCATCCCGACCATTCACAACAGTCTTTAATAATCTGTCTACCTGATCACAGAAAATAACATTCGTTAATTGTGATGATCCCCACAATCTGAACATCCCAGAATAGTGTGACCGGATCGACAAATCAGACAATCTTGTTTTTCTTCTGTTATTGAAACTGTTGTCTGATGGTTCACAGAATGATTACAGAGTGATGTAGATCACGGTATGATGGTGAATTAGTGTGAAATGCATCACAAAAACACTGTGAAATAGTAGGTGTAGAAAAATCAACAGATTGTATAGGTAATCTAGTGTGTTGATTTATATAGGTTTTTGAAGATTAATTAAATGTTGTTATTACTCTTGTTTTTGAATTAATTTTTGTGATTGAGTTATAACGTAGAGAATGTCAAGTGATTAGTTCACATAGTAGAATGTTAATGATTATGTGAAGTGGATCAACGACGGATGGTTGGGGATTTGATAAACTTATAGACTCGTCCTGAATTTTTGATATCAAAATCCCCCATGATCCTTAAAACAACATTAATGAGAACTACTTAACAATGTTGTTTTGAATAGACCTGATCTAAATCGTCTTGGAAGGTTTGGGTGAACTCACCAAACATTGAGTAGATATACTCATCAATGATCTCTTGTACATCGTCCTCTGGACCTACAACAGCTTCAAATCCAATATCACCATAGACCTTCACACCTATAGGGAACAACACCTGTAGGACCGTTAGGTTGTCAGTCGTGACGATTACATTTGTAGAACATTGATTAGCATCTATAGATATCATGTAGATATTTACAAGATGTCTTAACAACAGACACAAAAAAACCATCACGAGGATGGCTTCTTTGAACATCAGATGATGTTGTTTTGATTAAGCAGCAGTAGCAAACGGATTGTATCCATTCTTAATCCTACTCACGCTATGTTGAGAGATTCCATACTTCTCAACTAACTCTCTCTGCTTCAGCTTACTGTGCTTGATTACCTGAACAGTCCTACGTGTAATACGTTCCGTTAGTGGTTTACGTCGATCACCTGATTGAGCATTGCATTTACGAGCTTTGTTGAAATTAACATTGAACTCAGGCTCCATGATCATTACTAATTGCCGCTCTAGATATCCGGCCATCTCAGCATCTACATTACAGAGTTCAGTGATCTCTACATTCTCTACACCTACGGCTGTGATTCCTTTACAGATAGCAGATACACCATAACCATGTTTAGCAACTGAACGATGGTAAGCAGAACGCTTATAGAAGTTTGTTGTTTTACCTACGTACATGATGTCATTAGTTAGGATATTACGGATTACATATACACTTTTGTTGTTTGAATTATTCATAAATAATTGCCTTTATATATGTAAAAGAAGAATTTCTCTTACATATGTATTTATTAATTTATGAAATAATTCTTGACTTTTTTGAATAATTAGTGGACAAAAAAAAAGCCCTGCGATTAAGCAAGGCTTCAATCAAAACAACATGGTCATCTAATCTAGAAACCTTTCAAACGATCTATTGTTCTCTGCATCTCTGAAATGGTTTCTTCATACTCTGCTCTGACCTTTTTTCTTTCTTCTTCTATTGCATCCATGATGTCAGCAGCTTGGCGTGAAGACTTCTGAGGATTCAAACGAGAGTAGCGTAGAGTCGTATCATAGAAATTATGTCCAACTGTTTGTTGAACCATTGGCAACGGCACACCAGCTTCTATTTGGCGACTGATGTATCTAGACCGTGTTGAATGAACAACAATCTTCTCTAATGGTCCATTGCTATTGATGCCAAGCTTTATACACGCTTTCTTAAACCATGAAGACTGAACACCCCAATGTCCTCCATCACCATTAGGGAACAACCATTCTGAATTATCTTTTTGAATCTTTTTCAACCACAGGGTCATCTCATCACAGACCCATTCAGGTAGAGCAATAGCTACAGAGATTTTCTTCTTCTTCTTGGTTCTAACAACCTTCAACTCACGTTCAACAAGATTCAAAGCATTCTTCTTCAGTGTGCAGACTTCTCCTAGTCGCAAGCCTGTTCCTAACAACATGACAAAACGATAGTAGTTGTGTTGGTGACGACTGCCACGAAGGTAATCAAGCATCTTGTCAACTTCTTCTTCAGTGAAGTCTCTGCTCTTGTGAGCATCATCCAAGACAGATGAATACAAAGCTCTGAAATCTATATCAGGAACTGCATACTTCTTAACTTTTGCCCAATCAAACATAGCTGCAATCCTAACTATGTGGTTGCGCATAGAAGAGTCAGACAACAATTTAGAAGTCTTCTTAAACCATTCTTCATACTGTTCAGTTGTTAGGAGATGAACGAGATCACCAGAGCCACAAAGAACAGGAATGTCATTACCTTTTCTATCTTGATAACGAATCTCACCTGTGATGTTGTCAATCCTCTGTCCTACTAGACGATTATAAGTAGTCCGGTAAGCCTTCAGATCACGTTCTGATTTGTCTTCATCCTCTAGATATTTTAAGAATGCAGTGTGAAGACCATTGAGAGTGACAGGAGTAGTGTCTTCTATTCCCTCTAGTGCTGCTTCCTTAGCCTTTCTCTTCTCATCAGCAACAAGAAATGCTTCATGGAGATCATCAGTCCCACAACCAACGTTGTAAGCCTTTCCCTTGATCCTATACGTTCCTATATAGGTTCCTTTCTTGCTCTTGGGATCGGGCTTAAGGGATATCCCTTTAATAACTACAGTGTCTTTGCCTTTGGCTCTCATAATTAATCTCCTTTATGGAGACTATTATCGACACTTGTTGTTTTTGAAAATGAGAGATTGTTATCAGCCTATAGAAATTAATAGGAACTGGTTCTCACTTTGAAAAACAACATCATAGGTTAATTAATTCTTCAATATCTCTTTTGGCGTTCTCACGATCTTCTACGATCTGCTTAACCGCATCTAGGAACATATAGTCTAGATAGTCTTGTGGAAGTGTCGCGGAATTGTTGCTCTGCCAAGCCTTATGGCAGTCAATGTAAAACTGTTCATTGACTGCCTCTCTGATTTCTCTTAATTCTTTCTCAGATAATTCTGATGTCACTCATCTTTCCAGAAGAAGTCAATGATCCTATGGGTGATGAACTCCATTGTCTTGTAGATCGCAAAGGCTACCAAGCCTAACCAAGCTGCTATTAATAATGTCTCTAGTGGTGTCATAACTCTCTCCAGTGGTTATCTCTAAGTATTTATGATCAAAGTTAGATTAAGACTACTTTTTTCTTAATATCCGTTCAATGTCTTCTTAATTGAGCTAATTATCTTTGAAACTCCACCATTGCAAGTCAGAACAGCCTCTCCCTGATCATCTACAATAATTAATGTTGGAACGGTTCGCACACCATACTCTGTACATAGTTCCCAATTGTCTTCAATATCCACCACTTTGTAGTCAATTTCAGCATCATTTAATGCTGTTTTAGCAGCCTTGCAGGGAGCGCACGAAGGAGAGGAGAAGAGAAGTGTTTGCATAAGTGTTTCCATTGTTGGTTACTTACTTATGAACTCTTTGCATTCGTATTCATTGGTCATTAATTCGCTGATGCATTTCTGAACAATTGATTCATAAACCCTATTTTCACCACCAAAAGTATCATTAGAATATCGCTTATGCATCTCTCGATAGTAGAGACTGTTTACATGACGGTGATTATCTGGATGAATGTTGATGTGCCCACAAGAAATCAAGTAATCAATTTCTTTTTGATGTTTGTCCCATATGTGATCACAGGTTTCTTTTCCTAACGTGCTGTTAACGAAGTCCTCAAAAAAATCAGGCTTAGTCTCAGTCTTTACAGGCTTGATGAACGCTTTCAGTCTATTAAATGTGTACATAACTCTCTCCAGTGTTGGTGCTATTTAGTCAGATACTTTCTTTTGAACTGCTCTAATTCCTTGTTCTCAATCCTGATACCATCCTTAATCACAGCGTATAGCTTGAAATTGCCTTCAAATAGATCATGAATCCTGTCTGTGCGGATGATCTTCCCGTCTTTTATGTACTCATAGATGTAATCATTCATCCAACTATTTACGACAGGCACAAAAAAGCCGATATCTAAAAGGCATTAAAGAATCGGCTATTTGCAGTCTGGGATATTGGAGAGAGAGAACACTGTCCCGACTTACTACTATTTAGGAGTCGTAGAAATCATCTGAATCGTTGCGATAGTGGTTGTACCTTCCTGAATTGTTCTTTTCTCTTGGTTGAACAAGTTTGCTGTAGTCATTTGGGTTCTTGGAATAGAAAGCGAATACCAAAGTAGACGCTCCTACCACCACTGATAGAAATCCAGCTTGTTCTACGGTTGGATTATCCAATGACATAAACCATGTAGTGGTCATATAGATCAACACACCATAGCAAAACAACACTAAACGTCTTGTTAATTTTAGAAGGTCCATTGCTATGGCTAGGGATTTGATGTAATTCATTTGAGTATTTACGGTACTCGATAAATATCTACAAACATGTGGATACTTATATGAGCTACAACACGCAAACACCAGCAGGTGTCTTTGTCCCAGATCATTTACAAACAAAAAGCCTGTCTGATTCAAGAAATCTAATGAATTTCTTTGAAGGACAAGCACAGTTCTTCAATGGAACAGATTTCTCTCAAGCGTCTAGCAATGCTATGAAGTGTTCTGTTGCATCTGCTGCAATTCATCTAATTGCTCAATCTGTAAGCACATTAGAGTTCAAATTCTATGATCAAGCTGGTGATGACATAGAAGATCACGAAATTAACCAGCTTTTTAGTCGTCCTTCACCGTCGCAGTCTCTGAATTCGTTCCTATATGAGTTGATGTTGCATAAATTAATAGCTGGTGACGCATTCATTAGAGCTATTAGCGTTGATGAAAACGGTCTTCCAACTGAATTCATGCTCTTACATCCACAAAAAACAACCACTGTAGCGGGCAAATTCAACCTTCCTAAGCAGTTTGAGTTTCGTGTTAATGGTCGTCAGAAGGTTGTTTTCCCTGTTGATCAGCAGACTGGAGCCTCTGAAGTGCTCCGTTTGTTCTATCCAAACCCTCAAAATCCTTTCAAGGGACTCTCTCCAGTGGCTAGAGCTGCTATGGACATCCAAGTACACACTGAGGGACTGAAATCCAACCAGAAGCTTCTACAGAACGGTATGCGTCCATCTGGAATGCTTACCTACACAGAGAACCTATCTCATGATGGTCAACAGAACCTGAAGAACGAGATAGAAGGGAAGTTCATGGGTGCAGACAATGCAGGACGACCATTCATCACTGGTGGTGGTGCTCAGTGGACTCCATTCTCTCAAACACCTAGAGAACTTGAGTTTGTTAACTCAAGAGCAGTCACAGCGCGTGATATCGCTTCTGTTTTCAACGTTCCACCTCAGTTATTGGGTGATACCAGCTCCAGTACCTATGCAAATCAGGCTGAAGCAAAGCTTAATTTCTTTGAGAACAACATCATCCCAGAAGCTAAGTACTTCGTTCAGGAGATGAACCATTGGTTGTTGTCTGAATATGGCATTGAGATGCGTGTAGATGAAGATCAAATCTCTGCAATCCAACCGTTACGTGATGCGAAATGGGAAAGAGCAATTAATGCAATGCAGTCAGGAATTCTGTCTAAGAACGAAGCTCGCGAAATGTTGGGATTTGAACCAGTTGAGGAACCAGAAATTGAAGAAGTGGAAGAAGAAATTGAGGCGGAAACTATTCCAGATCAAAGTGAAGAGGAAATTGCGGAAAATAATAAAAGCTTTGAAATTGAAACGATTGTCAATGCGGTAACAGACAGTGTTGTAGAGCGATTGTCTGAGAAAGATTCACTTGAGGTCTTGAAGAAGGAAGAAGCTCCTGTTGAAGAAAAAGAAGAGTTAGCACTAGAAGAAACCTCTACTGAATTTGGACATTTTCACACAATTAATCCTGATCAGAAGGCTGGTGTGACCTCTACTGATGCTGGTCATAACCATACGTACACCAAAGGTGACAAATACACCTCAGTAGTCAATGGACACAGACATCTAGTGTCTGATGTTGAGGGAGACGTGTAATGGATGACATAATTGAAATTTGTGTGGCGGGTACTGCAAATTCTTCAGGCGCTCAGCGTGCAGCAGCAATAGTTACAACATTTATTCCAACTGAAACCAGATCATATAGTTTTACTCACAAAGTAGATGGGTTGGTTGGCAATTCTGGAATAACCATAACAGCAGAGGATTTAACATCTGCTGCATCTGCTGATGGTTCGTTTGCAAATGGAACAGTAACAACGATATTAGCAAACACTGTTTTCAGTACATCAGATGGAGCAGATAGAATAAACGCTCCAGAATCAGAACGAACCTATACAGTTGATCTAGATGCAGGAGTTCTATACACGTTTATTGCATGGACGGGTGGTGGCTCAAGTACAACGCAACATTGTGTTTCATCCAATGCGTTTAATTTGATTGAATCTGTAACAGCATCTGTTATTAATCCAGTACCAGAATCAGCCAGACGATTCATCACTATATCCAACACCGGCCAAAACGGATTCGGAATAACGAATTATCTATTCCATCTATCCGACGATCCCTCTGTAGTGGGAAATCTGTCTGGTCAAACATTAACATTTACTATCAATCAACCGCGTGATTTCTATCTTGTTGGTCCATCAACTGCGGGTGTTCCCTCAGATGGAGATTTTCAACATAACGGGACAGTCAATGGTATTCATTTTACAGCTACGTGGAATGGGATTGAATTTGTATACGAAATTCAGGAGATTGTTCGACATCATCCCGGTGATGCAGATTGGAATACACGTTCATATGATTCTGTTGTAACAGCTCATACTTCTGACTTAACTATTGCTCCAGAGAATCAACATTTCAATCGCTTGTTTGAAAATCAGCAACCAGTAACCATAGAACCTGATCAACAACCCTTATATGAGCTTATTGTCTACAGACAAGACCTAACTGGAACTGGTGCTACCACAAACCTATTTGCAGATGACTTTGCAGAGCAAGGCTCTTTTGATGTTGATAATCCTGATCCATCTACTGCTGGGAAATACTCGACACTAGACGATCTCGAAAAACATCGACTACCATCAGGCAAATTTAGATTCAAGCTTGAATATCCTGATGTTGGGATTACGTTGATTTTTGAACAAACTAGTAATCCATATTCAGGACAGGAAGACTCTGTAGAAGGTTTTGAGTTGTTAGAGGCTATTGGACATCCAGCAACAGGCTTTGACGGTCTTAGCTATCAAACCGGAGCCAATCTATCTGCAATACAGGGAAACGCCAATCACGAAAATTGGTGGTATGGGATTGTAGCTACGGAACTATTCGGAGGTGGTCTACCAGCGGCGGAAACTCCAAATGTCTTTGCTAAAGTCGCTCAGCTATCTGTGATCACTGAGTATGTTGAAGAACCTGTTGCTACATCAGGTGTTGGAAAAGCAGCTCCACGACGTGCATCATTTGCTATCCAGAGTGTTAGGCAACCAGTACGTCAACCTACCTTCAAACCTGATGTTGTAGAGAAGCCAAAACCTCAGATTGTTGAATCAATTATTGAGGAGTTTGAAGACGATATCTCACCAGAACTAGAATTGATTGATCCTTTCACAATCGTTATGAGGATCATTAATGCTCGGAAGAAGGAAGAGGAGTTTGTTTTTGATACCAAGCCCGATATCGTGGGATCAACAGTTACGATTAAAGATGACATAAATACTAAATCAACAGCCGCTGTAGTCCGTGTAACGGCATTAAGAACCAACAGCATTAAGACAGGATACACAGTATGACAATTGCGTTTGACAAAATATTAGATGAAAAAACTACATTCACGCTAGATGTTTCCATCAAAGGTGGTGAATTCAAGTCTACGCGATTAGTTGTTAAGACTGATGAAAATATGTCTATGACATTTGATGGTGAATTTGATGACAAGACAAGTGCTCTTGTATTTGAAATTCCCAACCTAACGAATGTTCTAGCAGCTGGTGAGTATGACGCTAAGTTAGAAGTAGTGACTGACAATGACAAAGTGCATGTACCCATTGAAGGGAAGATGAATGCAATCATGCCAAGCTCTGTTAAGGCTATGTTGTATGGACATGAACGCGCATATGTTAAGGAACAGAACTTTGAGATTGTTGAAGACGTTCAAGAAGACGAAGTAAAGGAAGATGTTGTAGAAGAAGTTAAAGAAAAAACATCTGATGAGATTGCTGCTGAGATGCTTGATTGCATCAAAGACTACGCTACTGATCTACGTAAGAAGGATGAAAGGTCTGTCTATGGTGTTAAGTCACTAGATTCTGATTTCACAGAGCTAGAAGATGAAGATGAAGGTTCTTTCATTGCATATGGTTCTACTTTTGGAAACATTGACCAAGCAAACGATGTAGTACACAAAGGAGCATTCAAGCGTTCTATCAACTCTGGTCGTAAGGTGGCGCTATTGTGGGGTCACAACAAGAACATGCCTATTGGTGTGTACAAGGAAGTCTATGAAGATCAGAAAGGACTTGTAGTTAAAGGACAACTCAACCTAGAGACTCAACAAGGCCGGGAAGCACATGCTCTGATGAAGCAGGGTGCTCTATCCATGTCAATTGGGTATCAAGTAAAACGCTCAGACCGTGACAAACGGACAGGTGTTAAGAACTTGCGGGAACTTGCACTTCATGAAGTTTCACTAGTCGCTATGCCTTGCAACACTGCTTGTGAAGTTGTTGGTGTCAAGGATTTCAGTGAGTTCATAAATACAAATAATGATGCGAATGATCAAGACTCGTTGAACCACTCGTCAGACCCGGATTCACTCCACTCTGATGACTCGGTAAAACACTCCAATGTTCAGGAAGCAAACCAACCAACAATTGACGATAAGTTGATTGATTTACTTAACCAAACATTAGGAAAATAATTATGGAAATTAAAGATCAAGAACAGTTCATGCAAAAGATGTCTGAACTATTAGATGCACACAAAGACGCTACCAGCGCAGATGTACAAAGTAAAGTAGATACAGCTATTGCTGATCTAAAAGATGAGCAGAAGGCAATGAAAGTTGCTATGGCTCGTACCAATATCGTTGATGAGATGGAAAACTCTGATACTGATGTTGCTTCATATGAAAAAGCTTTCGATTCATACCTACGATCTGGTGAGAAATCATCTTTCTCTGGTCTAGAAGGCAAAGCAGCCATCATGAACACTGAGACACCCGCAGAAGGTGGGTATGCAGTACCTTTGAAACTTGAAGAAGGGATCATCAAGCTAGTAACTGAACTGAATCCTATTCGTTCATACGTGAATGTTAAGTCTGTTGGTGCTGCTCCATACACCAAGAACATTCAGACTACTCGTACTTCTGCTACTTGGCGCGGTCAGCTCCAACCTGTAGTTGGAAATGATAGTCCTGAGTTCGGTCAGTTCACCATTAACACCCATGAACTAAGCAACGAAACTACTCTAACCTACGAGCAGATGGAAGATTCTAATCTTGACATCATGGCTTTCGTAGCTGAAGAGAGTGCTCGTGAATTCGCAATTGCTGAACAAACTGCATTCATGAATGGTGGTGGTGATGTTGTTATGCAACCTTCAGGTCTATTGACCTTCGTAGGTGGTGCTGCTCAAGCTATTCGTCAGATTCAGGAAGTTCCTGTAGCTGCTGCTCTAGATGGTGATTCATTAATTGATCTTGTTTACACAATTCAGCCAATGTATCGTCAAGGTGCAACTTGGGTAATGAATCGAAAATCCCTCTCAGAAGTACGAAAATTAAAAGACGCTGATGGAAATTCATTAATTAATGTTGCTCTAGACTTAGCTGGTGCTGGCATCCAAGAGACTCTATTAGGATATCGCATCCTAGAAGACGAAAGCCTTCCAGATTATGTTAGTGGTGAAACACCAATTCTTTTTGGAAACCTAAAGGGATTCACTGTTCTAGATCGTATTGGAACATCTTCTCTAGTTAACCCATACAAAGCTCATGGCTTCGTATCAGTTTTCACACGTAAACGTGTTGGTGCTGGATTAGAGGACGGTCAAGGTATCGTAGCTGCTAAAGTAGCCTAAATCTTAATATTAATTAAGAAGTAAACATTGAAGCCCCTTAATTGGGGCTTTTTTGTGTCTGTTCACAAAACAAAACCATAAATATAACTTTGAGATATAATTATATCAATTAATAATTGAATATATTATAATAGCGTCATTAAATTAACACTCTGGAGAGAGATTATGAAATATGTAAGCGTATTGGCAGTAGGATTTTTACTTGGAGCAGTGGTAGCAGTGTTTGGTGTGGGTCAATTAACACAACATCAATTAAGAGGACTCACACCAGCACATAATGGATGGTCAATCAGCGGAATGAGATGTAAAGGTGAAGTAGGTAGCTACTATTGCGCACGTCTAGATGGATTGGATTCATAATTAATACACAGTTCATGTAGTTGTGTAAATCAGAGAGTCGATAAATAGTAGATATACAAAAGGTATCTACTATGAAGCTCGAATTTATTAAACATTTAACAGTCTCTGAAAGTAATCCTAATTTTGACAAAACCTCTTATTCAATTGGAGAAACCATTGAATTACCTGAAAAGGTAGCTGGGTCTGTAATCATGAGTGGATTTGCCAAGGTGGTTGAAGAACAAGAAGCTCCTAAACCTAAGAAGACACGAAAGCGTAAGACCAAAGAAGTTAAGAAGTTAGAAACAAAGGACTAAGTTCTGATGCTTCCTAACCACACAAGGACTATCAATAGTCCACATGAGGAGCCTTTGTCTATTCGTGAGGCTAAAGACTATCTCTACGTTAATCATGATCTGGACAACACCCTGATCTACAACCTGATTGTAGCTGCTCGTGAACAGTGCGAAGCCTACACAGGACGTTCTCTGATGTATCAAGAGCGTGTAGCTGAATTCTCGTGTTTCCCATACCAAGGAACATTAGAACTTCCCTATGGACCAGTCAGGACCATTGAAGAAGTCTATTACGAAGACCAAGAAATTAACAAAGTAGTAGTTGATCCTGATTCGTACTACCTAGCTAAAGATCATTTTGATGATCATGTTGTACTTCGTTTTGGTCAAGTTTGGCCGACTCCTACCCTTGATCCTGCTAACTCTGTATTTGTTCGCTATTGGGCTGGTTGGGGAGACCAACATAACGATATTCCTATGACTCTACGTATGGGAATGCTCCACTATATCGCGCACATGTACGAGAATCGTGAAGTAGATGAAGCTCCTATGTCTGTGTACAAGCATTGGGACAAGGAACTAAAGAAGTTTATTGGATGAAGACGAAGATCAAAATATCTGAACTTCGTGCAGTCTGTGAAGTGCAGGAAAAGAAGTATGTTGAAGTCTCTACTTATGAGAACACTTATGAGTGGGAAACACAATTCATTGAACGCGGAAAGCTGGAGACTGTTTCAGGACTCCTATACAAACGTGGACAGAACTCTGAACCTGTAACAACACATAAATTAACTATCAGGTATCGACCAGATATGTCACCTGATTATCGTATACGTAGTGATGGTGTTAATTTCACTATCCATCGTATGTTGCTAGATACATATGGTGCTCAGAAATATCTTGTTCTTGAGTTAGACCAAGAGGAGATAGAAGTATGAGTGTTGATCTAAGCGAATTGAAAGACCTTATAGACACCTTTGATGGTCTAGGTGATCACATCAAGGAAGAGTCTAAGAAGCGTATTGAAAGGCGTACTCCTGTTGATACAGGACTAGCTAAGAACTCATGGTTCATTGAAGAAGATGGTATCTACTCATCTGATGAAGGTGGAAAGATCATGGCTCTTGAGTATGGACACTCTAACCAAGCTCCATTGGGAATGGTCCGTATCACTGCTGCTGAGGTTCCTGAGATTGTAGATCGTTACATTGAGAGGAACACTTAACACATGAGTTACGAGTACATACACAACACCCTAAACGCTCCACTAGCAGCTATTCCTGATGTTCCAACGATCATCACGGAGAATGAAAAAGGTTTCCTAAAGTCTGATAAAGAGCTATCTGCTCGTTGTGGTGTCTATCTGCGTTCTACATTGCTACCTGCTGAGACAGTTGAAGAGACTATTGGTACATGTGGTTGGAACAAATGGCATGGACTATTTCAGATTGATTTGTTCTATCCCTATGGAGAAGGCACAGACAAGTCCAACAAGCTCATAGACGACATCATAGCGGCATACCCTCAGAAAGATCGTCTAGGGGATCGTAAGGAGAAGGTTCATATCAGGACTGTTTGGAGAGAATCAGCTATCCAACAGACCAATTTTTACATGGTGCCTGTAGTCATTAGATGGGATGCATGGTTTCCAAGGTAAGCATAAATACCTCAAGTAACAAATTTCTTGAGGAATTACTCTATGTCTTGTCCTGCTACCGGCTCAAATACCAAAATAACAGTTATTGAAGAAACTACTCTTGGTGTCACGCCAACTATTAACGATGGTGATACTCAGGTTATTCCACGTTCTTCTGCATCAGTCAACCTAACAAAAGAAACATTAGAAAATCCTACCGTTCGTGGTGATGGACTCAAAGAGCTTCCACGACATGGTAACAAACAGGTTGGTGGTGATATCTCTGTTGCGTATGCACACGAGTCTCATGATCTTCTTCTAGCTAACGTATTCCAGAACGATTGGAACGCTAATGTTCTAGAGCTTGGTCGTATTGAAAAGTCTCTAACCATGCAGGTAGAGCATCAAGACATTGATAAGCGATTCGTACACAAGGGTCTTCGTGGAAACACTTTCAACCTAGAAGTCAATACTACTGGTGTTGTTAACTCTACGTTTGGATTTCTAGGTACTGACACAATCACACCCGGTATTTCTATTGATGGTGATCCAACTCCAGCACCAAACAAACAACCATTCACCCATATCGGTGGTGTGTTTAAGGATGGGGGAACAGAGCATTGTGTGATGACAGGACTAACACTGTCTATCAACAACCAGATGGACGCGAATTTTGCTCTAGGTAAAAGCTCTGCAATCTGTGTATCAAACAACAGCGCAATGGTTGAAGGTTCAATCACTGCTTGGTTTACCAACCTAGATATGTACAACGTATTCCTAAACGAAGAAGTAACCACTCTGGAGTTCACTCTAGATGATGGCAACGGAAACACTCACACCTACTACATGGATGAAGTGAAGTTCAACACAGGTGATGTACCCGTTTCTGATGGTGGATCACTAACAATCACAGTGGCTTTCGTAGCTCACAAGGTTCAAATAACACGATCATAACAACAAAAAAAAGGAGAGAAGGTATGACAAAGAAGACAGAAAGCAAGAAGAAGACAATTAATGATTTTAAGCCAAAGGAACACAAGCTAGATATCAAACATCCAGTCACTGGTAAAGACATTGGTGGTTGGTTGACTATCGTAGGTAGCTACAGCAAGGAGTTCTATCAGGCTGCAAAGAACGTATTAAGAAATAAGGATTTGGTGGAAGTAGATTTTGAAGTAACTGAAGAAGAAAATTCTAAAACAATCGCTGCTTGTATTGTCGGTTGGGATGATGACTTCTTTCAGCAGGAGTTCAGTCAGGAAGGTGCATCAAGATATCAAGTGTTCGTGACACAAAAGAGTTCGGTACTGCTGTTATGTCACAACCACTTAATCCAGTCACCATCAAGTCTTGGTTGGATATGTATCAAATGCAGTTATCACCAATTGAGCACGATGCACTAGCAGCAATGGATAGAGCATACCTCAGAGCAACAATGAAGTAGGTCAGTAAATGAGTACAACAACAATCACATTAAGATTTGACGTAGACGATGGTGAGGTAAAGGGCGCTACCGTGAATCTTGAAAATGTAGAACGTCAAGCAAAAAAAACTTCAGACTCCATCAATGGTCTTAGTGCAAGATTTAGATCATTCACTAATGTCGCCAAAATTGCAGCAGCAGCGGCTGTTGCTACCGCTGCTGCTATCACTGCTGTAACCACCAAAGCAATCAACTACGCAGATGCAATTGACAAAGCATCAAAAGTAGGTGGCATAGCAGCCGATCAATATCAGACGCTAACGTTTGCTCTAGACAAAATGGGTATATCCCAAGAGCAAGTTAACCAGATGTTGGGTGACTATAACGGTCGATTGGGTCAAGCTGCTGCTGGAAACAAGACAATTCTATCTACATACCAAAGATTGGGAATCAACATTAGAGATGCTAGTGGTGAGATGCGTGACTCTGGTGTTGTTCTAAGAGAGATGATTGCTGCTCTAGGACAGATTGAAAATCCTGCTGAACGTGCTGCTGCTGCTGCCATCCTTGTTGGTGAAGAAGCTGGTAGAAGGTTAGCGGGTTCATTGTCAGAAGGAGCACAGGCAATCTTTGATCTTGAACAGAAGGCTCTTGATCTAGGTTTAGTCCTATCCAACGAGACTGTACAAGGTGCCGTACAAGCTAAAGATGAACTGTCAACATTAGCTCAGATCATCAGAACACAAGTGTATTCAGGATTGTTGGAAGTGACACCTGAAATCACAAACATGATTCGTGAATTCACTAGTGATCCAGAGAAGATGGCTAGGTTCCGCGAAGACTTAGCGCAGATCACAGGTCTGATTGGTTCAATAGTAACACAGTCATTCAAAGCAGCAGCCGCAATTGCTAACCTATTTCAGAAGGCTAAGTTGGAATCAAAGGCTGAAGATTTAAGAGTTGCTACAAAGAACCTGAATCTTGCTAGAGAAGCTACACCCGGTTTGACCTTGGATGCAACAGCAGGATTCCATCTTAGTGAAGAGGAATATGCAGAACGGTTGAAAGAAGCAACAGCAGAAGTTGCTAAAGCTCGTGATGCATGGACTGAATTAGTCAGACCACGAGCGTTACCGGGAACAACTTCATCCAATGAAATCACAGTCAATGTTCCTACTGTCAATCTCACTGGTGGTGGTACAACTGGTAGTAGTTCTAACAGTGGCTCTAGTAGTTCTAGCCGCACTAGAGTTAAGACAGAAGAAGAAACAGCAAAAGAAATTGAAAGGATTAACGCACGCCTACGTGCTGATCAGAATGCTGCTGACATTCGATCCATCAATGATCGTACTGCTCGTATCAGAGCACAGGTTGAAGAGACTGTACGGTTAAGACGTGAATCAGTTGGTAAAGATGTAGCTGAGACAAGCAACTTCATTGCTTGGGAAACCTCTGTACGTAGGCAAGCATCAAATGAAATTGCTCAAATTGAAGCTAGTGCAGCTGAAAGAGCTGATGCTGAAGCTACACGTCTATCTGAAAGAAAAGCTGCTCAAGCTCTACGAGATGCAGAGAAAGCGCGTGCATTAGCTGAGAGGAACTCTGCTGAAGCTCAACGTTTGTTTGAACAAGAAGAAAGCATTAAACAACGTCTAATTAATGAAACAACTGCATTAGAAATCAATGCAATGGATGAAGGTGTTGCAAGAATTCGTGCCAAGGCTGAAGAGACTATACGATTGAAACGTCAAGAACTAGATGGTGCTATGGCACTAACAGCTGAATTTGCTGCATGGGAAACACGAGTTAAGAAGGATGTAGTAGATGAAGTAGCTGAATACAAGAAGAGAAAAGCTGAAGAGAACGCAGATTTTGAAAAAGCACTTCTAGACAAAATCACTGAAGGTGCAAATCAACCAAGACAAGAAGAAATTGAATTCCTTCAGTACAAGGAAGCTGCCTATGGTGGGATAGCAGACACTGTTGTTGCTGGTGCTCTGGATGGTCAAGCTGCGTTCAAGGATATGGCGTCATCAGTCTTGCGTGATCTAGCTGCAATGATCATACGTGCTCAAATCATGAAAGCTCTAACAGCAGCGTTTGGTGGGACTACAACCTCTGCAAATGGAAACGTTGTTCCTCAACTCAATCCAAATGCAAATCCCTTGAATGATGGTGGTGTTGTTCATTCCAAAGGAATTCATAGTTCTGGAACGTCTACATTTGCTGAACAAGGATCAGAAGCAATCATGCCTCTCAAGCGTACCAACAGTGGAAAATTAGGCGTAATGGTAGCTGGTGGTGGAGGTGGTGGTGGATCAAGTCAAGTGGTTAACATCACTAACAACATAAATACTAATTCAGACACTCCATCAGAAATAGCAGACGCAACATCCAAGCAACTTAAGCGAGATGTGGAGTCAATCGTCGATAACCGAATACAGAAACATCAGAGAGCTGGAGGTTCTTTCGGTAGATAACAACACCTAGAGGTTCTTCATGCCACAAGCAATGCCATTACAAGACAAGATTTCACAAGACTCAGCACGTTCTACACGTTTCAGAGTGTTGGCTAGTGAGTTGGGTAATGGATATCGTAAATATGCGCAAGATGGATTGAATGCCAAACGCGATAGTTGGAATATCGTGTATCACAACCTTACGTTGACAGAGAAGAACCTAGTAACACAAACACTTGATAGCTTAGGTGGTCATGACTATCTGATCTGGCAACCTTTTGGAGAACAATTTACTAAGAACTTCATTGTTAGTGAGTATAGCTATACAGCATTGTCTGGTGAGCTTTACAACATAAGCCTTTCAATGCAACAGGAGTTTGTGTAATGACTCCTCAAGACGATGTATTAGAACGTTACGTAGGTGAATACATAACGCTATACACCATTGATGCTACCAACATAGGTGGACCAATCCATCATGTGACTGCTCAAGACAATAATGGACAACCTATAGTCTGGAATGGAATCACGTTCCAACCATTCCCAATTGAGTCTGATGGCTTTGAAACCAATGTAAGTGGCAGTCAGCCACGACCAATGATCAGAGTTTCAAACATCTCTCAAGAGTTTTCCTCTGAGGTGTTAGAAAATAATAACTACATCAATGCTTCTGTGACTCGTATCAGGACGTTTGGACAGTATATAGGTACAGACAAGAAGTTGAGTTCAGAACGCTTCTACGTATCTCGCAAGACCGCACACAACAAACAACTTATTGAATTTGAACTTCAGACACCGTTAGGTTGGGAAGGAATAACACTTCCACGTAGGAAGATATTAAGAGCTGAGTTTCCCGGCATCGGTAGGTATCAGGAGTGAAGCTTACCAAGAAGATCAAAAAGGCTATTGATGCTCATGTACTGGAAGTCTATCCAGCAGAAGCGGTTGGTGTGATCGTTGATCGTGAGTACCACAAGCTCACCAACACCAGTGATACACCAGATGTACATTTCAAGGTTGGAAACAAGGAGTTCTTAGAAGTGATAGGTGAGGGTGATGTTAAGGCACTCATACACTCACACACCTTTGACACTCCAGTTGACCAGAGGACATCTAGACGTTCAATAGATAGACGTACACCTAGTAAGACAGACATGGTGACTCAACAGGCTATGGCTATTCCCTTTGGAATTGTGCATACCGATGGTGAAACAGTCTCTGATTGTGTCTGGTTGGGATGGGAGACACAGCCACTACTTGAACGTGAGTTCATTCATGGCATCACTGATTGCTACTCTGCAGACCTATTTGAAGATGCAGGGTTTGCTGAGATAGACCCAAAAGATATAGAAATTGGTGATGTTGTTTTGATGTCGGTATTGACAGAAGACACCATTAACCATGCAGCAGTTTACACAGACAATAACAAGATCACACATCACTTAGTAGGACGATTATCCACTCAAGAGCCTTACAACAAATGGTTTGGTCATGTAAAGAAAGTCGTCAGGTATATTAAATGAAATTAAGAACAGTCACCCTACACGGAGAACTAGCTGAAAAATACGGAAAGACTCATCAGGTGTCTGGTGATCGTCTTATTATTCTGATTTCAGGAATTGCATCTACATATCCAGAATTCAAACGGTCAATCATTGAAGGTAAGTTTGAGATATTTGCGGGTGATGAGCAATTAGATGAAGTAACAGCCCACTTAGAGTTGGGTGAAGATCAAATTAATATTGATATCTATCCAGTTATTGAAGGAGAAAAATCACAAGCAGGACAAATCATACTAGGAGTAGCACTAATTGTTGTTGGTTTCTACCTACCACAGACTTGGGCTTATGCAGCTCAAGTGCTTACAGGTATTGGTACTGGACTAGTTCTTTCAGGTGTTTCGTCTTTATTGGCTGATACACCACAGAATGCTACTGGAGATGGTCAGTCAATCTTTAGGGGTGGAAAAAACATCACTACAGAAGGCGGGCCGATACCTCTTGTTTACGGTCGCACTAGAACAGGAAGTGTAATCATCAACTTTGGTATAGAGAATGAAATAGTTGTCAACCCAGATGACCTTGCTCTACTAGAAGAGTTTGATACTGAAGAACACGAACAGATGATCAAGGCAATGCATCTGATCAGTTCTGGTCCAATTAGAGGTTTGAGTAGTAGTGCATTAGATTCAATCTATCTCGATAACACATTACTGTCTGATGGTTTCACAGAGGTTCTAGCAGAAGAATTTACAGGAACTGCTACTCAACCAAAGGCTGTTGGTTTTGATGGTATTGAATCAACAGTTAATGTGGATGTTCCACTTGATGATGATGATCCAAAAGTACGTACTCTCAATGGTGATAAAAATGCAGCTAGGGTTGCTATTCAATTCCCACAGGGGCTAAGGAAAGAGAAAGATGGAAGTACTTATGGGACTACTGTAGGTTTTGATATTGATGTCAAACTAGCAAGTGAGCCTGATACAGCATGGACACGCGTACATGAAAGAAATATTAGATGGAAAAAACTGACTGGAGCCTATGAACGTTCGTACAGAGTGCAGGCACCACTAAATCCCAGTAGCGAACCTTGGCAAATACAAGTTACTCGTAACTCATCACGTAGTAATGGTGACGGTCGCTGGGAAGGAAGTGGCCGACACTACAACACAGCACGATGGTCACGAGTTGTAGAGATCATTGAGGAAACATCTTCATACCCAAACAGTGCTTACATAGCTCTACGTATACCATCGGATGAGGTTGGTCAGGCTGTTAAAGCTGTGACGTTTGATATAGACGGACGGTTAGTAAAGGTACCATCAAACTACGATCCCGATGCAAGAACATATAGTGGTGCTTGGGATGGAACCTTCAGTCCAACGCTCAAATGGTCCAACAACCCTGCTTGGGTAATTTATGACCTTCTGACGAATGTTCAGGACGGACTTGGAGAGCGTGTTCAACAATCAGACGTAGACATCTACAGCTTCTATGATGCTGGAGTCTATGCCGATGGATTAGTGAGTGATGGAAATGGTGGTACAGAACCACGATATTCATTTAATGGTGTTATTTCTAGTGATCAAGCAGCAACCACTGTACTTAGTAATGTGGCTGCTTCTATGAGAGCAAATATTGTAGCGGTTAACGGGATCATCAAACTCATACATGATCATCCAAGATCAACTGTGTTCAATCTAACAACTTCTGATGTACTAAGTGAAGGGTTCAACACACAGTCTACTGAAGCATCTGGAATACATACTGAAGTAATTGTTAAGTGGAATGATCCAGATCGAAACTATGAGATTGCAACCACCACTGTAAGGAATGAAGACTCATTTGCTAAGTTTGGACTCATTCCAATATCAGTTGAATTGTTCGGATGTACTAGTGAAAGTCAAGCTAGAAGACATGGAATATGGATGTTGGAAGTGGAGGCACGCTCCAATGAAATCATCACATGGACCAGTTCTTTTGACGGTCTACTGTATTCGATTGGTGATGTTGTAAGCATCACTTGTCCTTGGACTACCAACAATCAACCAGTCAAGTTTGCTATTACAACAATCAGAGATGGTTCAGAGCCGGGAACATTTGAAATTGCTGCTCTCAAATATGATGACGCTGTATATGGTTTGGCTGATAATGTAGGTGTAAGTGGTGTTGACTATGTAAGTGCTTCTTCATCAATACTGTCACCAGTTGCTAGGTCTATAGGAGCTGTTACAGATGTCTCTCATAGGGTATATACAAGCTCTGTTATTGCTGCGTTAGGTGTCACTACAACAGACCGAATTGAGTTGTTCTGGGAGCCTCCTGTTGCTGGTCGTGATCTAATTACATCATATGATGTTCGGTATTCTGTGGGTGAAAATCCATATGTTCGTAGTGGTGGTGAAGTGATATCTTCTGAATTTACACTTCCACTTCAAGGTAATGAAATCTATCAGTTTCGTATCCAACCAGTAGGTATCGCAGGTAATAGAGGCCCATTTGTTCAATATCTGGTTGACCTACGTTCTGACATTGATAAGGACGTGGCAGAACTCACACCACATTTCAACGCACCACGGAACCTACGAATTCTTGGTCAGGCTGTAAATGATAATGTATTCGATACTCCTGATCTTACGTTTGTCTGGGATCATCCAGACAACTATGTACCACCTGATGATGCTTCGGGAATAAACCAAGGACTGAATACAATAATTGATCGTGCATTAAGTGGATATAACGTTTTTGTATATGGATTAATTGGTGCCAATCTGAGTCTTATTCATAAAGACTTTGTTCCAGTAAACGAACTAAGACAACATACATTCTTCTATCAAAGTAATGCAGTTGCGCAGGGTGGACCATTCAGAACGCTATTTGTTCAGGTAGTTGCAGTAGATTCAAATGGTGATCCATCACCAGATTCAGCTAATGAATCATTCACTAACCAACCATTGTTAGCACCTGATGCAGCTGACATAGATGTTACAAGTGGTCTAGACCAAGTTCATGTATGGGTTAGGAATCAGACAAGTCAAAACGCAACTGGATACGTGATCGTTAGAGGTGACGTTGATAACTTCACACCTACTGAAGCAAGCATTGTGTACTCAGGTCCATCTGCATATGCATCATTCCCAGCTGATACAAACACGCAGTATTGGTACAGAGGAGCTGTATATGATTCATTTGGTCAAAGTATTGCTGAACTGAACTTCTCTGATGCTGTGTCAAGCACTACTCTGAATTTTCCAGAGTTTGATCAGGAGTTAAATATCAGTTATCTATTTGAGGACATGAGAGCTTGGTCTGATGGAAGCAATGTCAATATATCTGCTGGTCGAGTTATCCGTAGTTTTGAAGATGGAGCTGTTCAGTTCAAGACATTCACTGCAACTCAATTTCCTGTGACAACAGGACGACGTTATTACTACTATGATTGGGACACTAACACGACTGGTGTCACATCAGCGTTTTCAACTATTGCTAATCCAAATTTCAACAGACGACTATTGGCAATTGCAGTAAATGGTGAAGTAAGGGTTGGTGACAATGGTGTTGGTACACCAATATTGGATAGTGATCAAATCTTTGCTGGTGTTATAAATTCAAATCATATCCAAGCTGGATCAGTGGATACCGTTCATCTGGTTGCAGATTCTGTAGATGCAAACATCATTAAGTCAGGTGCATTGGTTGGGTAACGACTCTTAACGGAACTGTACCGACTACACCTGATGTATGGGATGTGTTCTTACCAACAAGTGGGACCATTGACAATTTTACTGTACTCATTGATTGGTCATTCACTTCAATATTTCACATCAAGAATGGTGTTGATTTTGATGGGTTCTCCTCAGATGTATTCTTCGAGTTCCGTAGACGAAATCCTACAGATATCACGCAACCAGTAAGCGCAACAAATACCTATGGTGTGTTTGGTCCTTGGGTTCAGTTAGACATGGGTACTATATTCAACAAAGCCAATGCTGAGAGTGCTGTGTCTGCAAACCAATGTTCTTTTGTAGATAGTTTAGCTCTCCCACCAACCTCTCATATGCAATTTAGAGTTGATCCTGATACGTTTGCAGGATTGAATGCAGCCACAACAAGTCCATTTTGGGACTATGCATCTTTGCTAGATCAGAAAGTACGCGTTACCTCAATCATGAAATAATAAATAAGCGTATGAAAAGATACGCTTATTACAAAACAGGTTCAGAGATTATTGAGTACACCTCATTTCATACGAGTGAGTTGCCTGAACATGCAGAGTTAGAAGATGGGTTAGAACGCATTGAGATAGAACTCAATGGTTCAGTAAAGAGAAAAATGGTTGATTTGGATAGTGATCCTGTCCAACTTCGACCAATGACAGCAGACGAAATAGCTTCGTATTACGGACCACCTGTTGTTTCGTAATATAGCTCTACTAACACTTCTACTGCTTTCACTACCAACCTCTGCTTCTACCTTAAATCTCTCTATAGGATCACGCCACCTTATGGTAGATGGTCGAGACAATCCCTTTAATGAAGTCAATCCGGGTATCGGTTACACAACTGATCATAACTGGATGATTGGTTTCTACCACAACAGTTACGACTCAATAACAGTTTATACAGGAAAGAGATTTGAGAGGGGTAAGGTTGGACTGGAATTAGGCATGTCAGTCTATGGAAATTACAGGTTCAATGAAAATCAAATTCTTCCTATTGGTCAGTTAACCTATGACATTGGTGATGTTCGTTTTGGGTTTTCACCCGGAAATTTCATCAACACATATGGACTCGTAACCTTTCAGTACATCATTAGATAATAGTTTTGACGGAATGATGAATTATTGAATCCACATAAATATAGAATACACAATCGGATTCTATATTATGTCGCAACTCCGCAATTTCACGGTTTACCAAGGTTCATTATTCTCTGAAACAATCATTCTTCAGGATGATAATGGTCCAATTGATCTAGTTGCTGATGGTTATTCAGCACGTATGACAGTACGACGTGAGTACAACACTAACAATGTTGTTTTTGATCTCACACAGGAGAATGGTGGAATTGCATTACACCCAGATGGTGTAGTTGGTGGAATCCAAATTAACATTTCTGACCTAGCATCAGACTTTGTTAAGTTCAAAGGTCCAGTGTATGACACTGTTTATGACCTAGAAATTGAATCTGCTAGTGGTGTGGTGACACGAGTTCTTCAAGGTGAGATTGAAATCCTAAAGAACATCACTCGTTCTACCTCAACCGTTTCATCACCTACGGATACAAACATTGCTGCTGACGATACTCAACGTGGAATTGTTGTGCAGGTTGGACAGGACACTCATGTAGTACGTGAGATTGTTTCTGATGTAAATCACAAAGGAATTAAGGTTACTAATGGTGCTGGTATCCTTCAGAATCCAGAGATTGGATTAGACATTGAAGGTCTTGATCTAGCTGATGGTATTGCTTCAGATGATGAGACAGTCATCTATGACGCTGATACAGGCGAGAACAGGAAGGTAACGGTTGAGACACTTACCAGCATTCCAAACGCCGCTACCGTGGCTGTACAGGCTCAATTAGATGCATATGAAGTCTCTAATGATGCAGCCTTAGCTGCTGAAGAAGCTGCTCGTGAAGCTGGTGATAGTGCTCTACAGGCTGATATTGACCAGAATGAAGCTGATGCTGATCAAGCTATTGCAGATTTACAAGCTGATGTAGATCAGAACGAAGTTGATGCAGATGCTGCTATTGCTCAGGTACAAACAAACCTTGATGACTACGAGACATCCAATGATGCAGCCTTAGCTGCTGAGATTG